TCCTAGAGATATTTATGATACTATGGTAAACATGAAAGAACAAGTTTTTGATGATGAAGGTGATCTAGAATCAGAAGAAAATGTTTATGAGTTATTTCAAAAGGTAGTAGAAACAAATGGTGAGTTTCTTTGGGCTAAGCAGAAACGAGCAGATGGTAAAGCTTTTGGATTTGATGCTAAAGAACTAGCACGAATTAAAGCTAAGTATGTAGACATTACACAATTCTATGCTCAGTACTATAATGATCCTAATAACTCTGAAGCAGCTAATATAGCTACTGATGATTTTCAATACTATGATAGAGCTGTATTACAAAACAGAGAAGGTGATTGGTATATTAGAGATCGTAAGCTAAGTGTATTTGCAGCTATTGACTTTGCCTTCTCATTACGTAAACAAGCTGATAGTACTGCACTAGTTGTTGTAGGTGTAGATCACCAAGGTAACTACTATGTATTAGACATAGACAGATTTAAAACAGATAGGATTGTAGATTACTATGATCATATTATTAGAGCTTGGGAGAAGTGGGGTTTTAGGAAACTAAGAGCTGAGACTACAGTAGCTCAACAAACTATCGTAAAAGAACTTAAGGATAGTTATTTAAAACCTAATGGTATACCTCTTGTTATTGATGAGTTTAGACCTACTAGACACGTATATCAGCAGCACTAGAACCTAAGTACCATAATCAACAGATGTGGCATTATAAAGGTGGTAATTGCCAAGTCTTAGAAGAAGAACTATCACAAGTTCATCCACCTCATGATGACGTTAAAGATGCACTAGCTAACGCAGTAATGATTTCAGTAGTTCCTAGACAAAGGTCTAATGGAGTTAGTATGATGTCTTCAAATGTTTTAACACACTCTCGTTTTGGGGGAGTATCTTACTAAGGAATATATATGGCAGGTAAAGTAGCACAATTTGAAAAGGCAATTAATCCAGATGCGATGGCAAGGAATCTTGCTGAGTTGTATAATCAATGGTGGATACAAAGACAGAATAAAGAAACAGAATGGAGAGAGTTAAGAAACTATCTGTTTGCTACAGATACTACTACAACATCTAACTCTAGTCTTCCATGGAAAAACAAAACAACGCTACCTAAACTCACACAGATTAGAGATAACTTACATGCTAACTACATGGATGCTTTGTTTCCTAATGACGATTGGATGAAGTGGGAGGGAGCCACTTTAGACGATAGTATTATTACTAAGCGTAAAGCTATTGAAGCTTATCTTAAAACTAAAATTAAAGAGTCTGGCTTTAGAGAAACAGTAGCTCAGTTAGTAGCTGATTACATTGACTATGGTAACTGTTTTGCAGACGTTACTTATGTACATGAAGCTCACATTGATCCTGTTACAGGTGAATCTATTACTACATACAATGGTCCTAAGTTAGTACGTATATCTCCATTCGATATTGTATTTAATCCTACAGCTCCTAGCTTTGCAGAAGCTCCTAAGTTTACTAGATATGTTAAATCTATTGGTGAATTAATGGCAGATGTAGAAGAGAATCCTACACTAGACTATGATCAAGAAGCTTTAGATAAAGCATTAGATATTAGAAACTCTTTATCACAATTTAAAATAGAAGACATTAACAAAGCAGAAGCATTTATTGTTGATGGCTTTGGTACATTACAAGAGTACTATCAGTCTGGTTATGTAGAGATCTTAGAGTTTGAAGGTGACTTCTATGATACAGTTGAAAAGAAACTACATAAGAATAAAATCATTACTCTATTAGATAGAAGTTATGTATTACGTGTTAAAGATAATCCATCATACATCGCTAGAGATTCTAAGCATCACGTAGGTTGGAGAAAACGTCCTGATAACTTATATGCTATGGGTCCACTAGATAACTTAGTAGGCTTACAGTATCGTATTGATCACTTAGAGAATCTTAAAGCTGATGCTTTAGATCTTACTATACATCCACCACTTAAGATTATGGGTGACGTAGAGCCATTCCAATGGGGTCCAGAACAAACTATTCATATCCCTGAAGATGGTGATGTACAAGCTATGCCACCTAACGCTGCTGCTTTCCAAGTTAACAATGAGATTGCAGCTATTCTAAATGTTATGGAAGAAATGGCAGGAGCTCCTAAAGAAGCTATGGGCTTCCGTACTCCTGGTGAAAAGACAGCATTTGAAGTACAACAGTTACAGAATGCAGCATCACGTATTTTCCAAAACAAGATTAACCAATTTGAACAAGAGTTCCTAGAACCTGTTCTTAATACAATGCTAGAGTTAGCACAACGTAACATTAACATTCCTGAACTTGCTAAAGTAATGGATGATGACTTTGGAGTCCAAGACTTCTTGTCAGTTACTAAAGAAGATCTAACAGCTAAGGGTAAAATTAGACCTATAGGTGCTAGACATTATGCTGCTAGAGCACAACTAATGCAGAACATGTTAGGTGTATTTAACAGTCCGATTGGACAAGTTATTGCTCCACACATCTCTGCTAAAAAACTTGCTAATATGGTTGAAGAGTATATGGGCTTTGAGAAGTATGACTTTATCAAAGATAATGCAGCTTTATTTGAAGGTGCAGAACAAGAAAAACTCAAGATGCAAATACAGCAGGATTTACAGAGTCAAGCAACACAGCCTTCTATGGAAGAGCAGATGCTCCAACAGCAGATGGGTGAATAGATATAGCTTGACAAAATCGTTAATTCATGGTATAATATTTATATGGATTTGAAATCAGATAAAGGCAAAAGCCTCTCAAAGGCTGAAGCCTTCAAAGAAATAAGAACTTATTTAGAAGAACAAATAAGTTTATCTCAACGAAAGGTGCTAGATGAAACTACGTTTGATAAACCATCATGGTCTGAGTATCATGCTTATCAACTAGGCTTTCAAAAAGCCTTCTCGAAACTATATAATCTTATTCCTGACCAAGGAGAAAAATAATGAGTGAAGAACAAAACGTAACACAAGAATCTGTTGAACCAAATACCCAAGAGGCTCAACAACAAGATACCCAAACTAAACCATTTGAGATTCCGACAGAAGCTCAAGATCTGGTAGGTGAAGGTAAGAAATACTCTAGTGCAGAGGAAGCTTTGAAATCTGTTCCTCATGCTCAGAATCATATTCAGACTTTAGAGTCTGAGTTAGCTGAGTTAAAGACAGAATTATCTAAGCGTAAAACTACACAAGAGCTTCTAGATGAAATAAAGTCTGGAGTCAAACCTGTAGAGAATACCACTCAGGAGGTTGGACTGAACCAAGATACTGTGATGGAGTTAGTTAATAATACTCTTAAGCAAAACGAACAGAAACAACTTGCAAAAGCAAATGCTTCTCAGGTAGCTTCTAAGTTTTCTGAGAAATATGGATCCAATGCTGAATCTGTTTATAATAGTTTAGCTAAAGATTTAAATCTTACTCCAACAAAACTAAATGAGCTCGCTGCTACATCTCCTAACTTAGTGTTAAGATTAGCTGATCTAGAACCTAGTGTACAGAATTCTGTAACTAGACCATCTAGTTCTGTTAATACTGAAGCACTAGCAGCTAACAAACCTAAAGCAGAAGTATCTGCTAAAGTTCCTAGAGGAGCTTCTACTAAGGATTTGGTAAATGCATGGAGAGCTGCAGGCGAGAAAGTTAAACAATCTTAATTTAAGGAGGGCTTATAATGGCTCAAACAACAGTAAATACAAATGCGTTTATTGAATCGCAACAGTATTCTCAGTTTATCCTTGAAAACTTACACGACTATCTACTACCAGAAGGTATGTGGAGAGATGTAACAGACTTCGGTTCAGGTACAACTTTAAACATTAAGACAGTCGGTTCTGTAACAATTCAAGATGCTGCTGAAGATACACCTTTAACATTCTCACCTATTGACACAGGTACAATCTCACTTTCTATTACTGACTATGTTGGTGATGCATGGAAAGTTACTGATGACCTACGTGAAGATGGTTCTCAAATCGACACATTAATGGCGATGAGAGCTCAAGAATCTACACGTGCTCTTGGTGAAAACCACGAAACTAAGTTTTTAAACGTAGCTAACGCTGCTCAAACAGGTGCTAACCTTAACTTAGTTAATGGTCGTCCACATAGATGGGTAGCAGGTGACAGTACTAATCGTACTATTACACTACAAGACTTCATCTCAATGAAATTAGCTTTTGATAAAGCTAACGTACCTGCAGGTGGTCGTATCGCTATCGTTGATCCAGTTGTGGAAGCTACATTAAACAGCTTAACTAACTTAGTTAACGTATCAAATAACCCAATGTTTGAAGGCATGGTAACTGAAGGCTTTGCTCGTGACCATAAATTCGTACGTAACGTATTCGGTTGGGATATTTACACATCTAACTTCTTACCATCATTAACAGCTACAGAAGCTATCAATGCTTCTTCATATGGCTTAACTAATGATACTGCTGAAGTTGGTGATAAAGCAAACATCTTTATGTGTGTGGCTGACGATACATGTAAGCCAATTATGCATGCATGGAGACGTGCTCCACAAACAGAAGGTTGGAGAGACAACGAAGAACGTGCTGATAAGTTCCAAGTAACTTCACGCTTCGGTTTAGGTGCTCAACGTGTTGACACATTGGGTGTGATTTTAACAGACTCATCAAACTTCTAAGGAGACTATTATGGGTTACGAAAGTAATACAGGTTTAGGTGTACTAAACCATTATGGTCCTAGAGAAACTAATGGTAAATATGGTGCTGCTTCTAAAGGCACTGGTATCGTTAAAAGAGCTCAATGGGACTTTTCATATGATGATCTTCCTGATGCAGCAAGTGATAACTTAGGTTTTGTTATCCCTGCAGGTGCTTCTATTGTTTCAGCAACATTATATGTTGATCAAGCATGGACATCAACATCAGGTACTACAGATCTTTTAGTTGGCTTACAACAAGCTGACGGCACAGAAATCGACAATGACGGCTTATTCGATGGTTCTGAGTCTGATCAAACAGCTATCGGCACAGAAGGTAACGTAGTTACTGGTGCAGGTGCATTAGTTGGTGCTTCTGTTGGTGCAAACAACGGTGAAGTTGTTGTAGCAGGAAGTGTTGACGACCTCACAGCAGGTAAAGCTCGTCTCGTAGTTGAATACGTGTACGACAAAGACTAATAGGTATGGGGACTTAGGTCCCCTCCTATTTTATTTTAGGAATTATAAATGACAGTACAACACAACGCAATTACAGATCCAGACATACATGAACCTAAGGGTATAGCTGCAGCTACTGCAGGTAAAGTATATGTATCAGATGGTGCATCCTCAGGTGAATGGAAATATGCTCCAGGTAAAGCACATGCTGAATTAGTTATATCTGGTGGATCTACAAATCATACATTAGATGCTACAGCAGGTACATATAGCACAGTTAACACGTCATGGACAGCTTCAGGTAATGAAGATCATCTTACAGTAGATACTACAAATGGTGATATTGATTTACTATTTGCAGGACATTATCTTGTATCTGTATTTATGACATTTACAACATCAGCTATTGCAGCAGGTACAGAGTATTCTTTTGACTTAGGTATAGATGGTACAGAAACAGGAAGACCTGTTACAGTAACTAAACATACTAATGCAGCAGAAAAAGTACATGTATCTTTTACTACTATTGTAGATGCTACAGCTAACCAAGTATTAACTTTAGAAGCAACAGGTGATGCTACATCTGCAGGTGAAATTATTACTCCAGTAGAAGCAGGTATCACTGCTCTATTCTTAGACTAGGATTAAACTATGGCTAAAATGACACTACTTGAAATGACACAAGATATATTATCTGATATGGATTCAGATGAAGTCAACTCTATTAACGACAGTGTAGAATCATTACAAGTAGCACAAATAATTAAAACTACTTACTATAATATTATAGATGGTAGAGACTATGACTTTCTTTATGAGTTATTCCAATTAGATAGCAGTGGTGATTCTAATAGACCTACTCACATGAAGCTTCCTGAAAATATTATTGATCTTAAGTATATTAAATATAACACTCGTAAATCTACAGATACTAAAGATAAGTATTTAAAAGTTAAATATCTTAATCCAGAAGACTTTATGGAAATCGTAGATGCTAGAGATAGTTCTAAATCTAATGTAACAGTTGTTACTGATACTACTGGTATATCTATTAATGTTAAGAATGATAAAGCACCTGAATACTTTACATCATTTGATGATGAATACTTAGTATTTGATTCACATGACTCAGTAGTAGACAGTACTTTAACTAATAGTAAAACACAATGCCATGGTAAACGTTCAGTAGTTTTTTCTATTACTGATTCTTTTACACCTGACTTACCTGTACAAATGTTTAGTTATCTTCTTGCAGAAGCTAAGTCAACAGCTTTTGTTACTCTTAAACAAGTAGCTAATGCTAAAGCAGAACAAGTATCTACTTCTCAAAAACGTAGGATGTCTCAAGATGCTTGGAAACTTAAGAATGGTATTGAGTATCCTAACTATGGTAGATCAGTTAGAGTTAAGAAAGGACCTAATTACTAATGCAATCGACTAGTAATACAAAAGCTTTTATTCACAAAGAACAATATGGAGGAAAGAAAAAAATGAAACATCCAATGTCAGCAGCAGCAAAAAAAGCAGCATCTATGGGTAAAAAAGCAGCAGCAAAAGCAAAGAAAAAACCTATGGGTACAGCAAAAAAAATGGCTAAACCTAAAAAACAAGGATATTAAAATGGACGTTAAAGTAGTAAGATCATATAAAGGTAAAGGTACTAAAGAACTACAAGCCTTTATACAACCAGGCACAGCTCATTATATTCTTAAGTATGAAGGTGGTGGTGAGCTACCTGAAGAACTTTCAGGAGTATATACATCTATATCTTTAGTAGATGAAGCTGTTCTTAGATATATATCAAATTCAAAAGAAGAACCTAAAAAGAAATCTGTCGTTAAAGAAGAGGAATAATGGCACGTAAAGCTGAAAAGACTTTTAACTCTTTTGTTAAAGGTTTAGTTACTGAAGCTAGTGAACTAACCTTTCCTGAAGGAGCCCTAGTTGATGGGGAAAACTTTGTACTTAAACGAGATGGCTCGTTAGAAAGACGTTTAGGTATTGACTATGAAAACCTATACACTAAAGTTAGTACAGGTTTAACTGAAGCTCAACTAGCAGAAGGTCGTCAAGCTTTTTATAGATGGAACTCACCTTCAGGTGATAGTAGTTTATCTATTGGTGTTATTAGAATCTATAATAGATTTTGGTTTATAGATTTATTAACTTCAAATCCTAGTAGTAATCTTTTAAATGATGAAGATTATATAGAAATTTCTGGTTTAACTACTAGTGATGTTCAATTTGCTAATCTTAATAATCAATTAATTATTGTATCTCAAGATTTAGCAACTCCTTTTGTATTTACTTATAACACAGATACTAAAAAGATTTCAGTATCTAATATATCTATTAAAATTAGAGATCTTTATGGAGTTAATGATGGTCTTGAACCTCATGTAAGACCTGATTATGCAGGAGTAACTACTACTAAAGCATGGGTAGCTAACTCTACTAATTTTAAAACAGGTGATGAATTTTATTATAGCACTAGGGTTTATAAAGTTGTTAGTAATGACTTAGGTCAAAACAGTGTATATAGGTATACAGATTCTTCAGGAACTCCAGTATATGGAAGAGGTAATGTAAGTTCTGCTAGAATGGGAGCTACTGCTCCTACACATACGAGTGGCACTGCAGATAATGGTAACTTTCAAATTTCTTATGTAAGAGCTATTACTGCTGCTGATACTTCAGAAGAGCATCGTTATAATTTACGTAATCAAGGTTGGAGTAAATCTATTGAAGTAGTAGGAAGTAGTAGTTATGATGCTATTGATAGAACAGGTGCTGTACTTAATGTCTTTCCATCTAATGCAGATGTCTATTCATTAGGTAAAAACTCTAATCCTAATTCAGGTAACTATGAAAAATATGATCCTAATATTCTTAAAACGAATTCACAGTCTCGTTACCAAGTAGCTAGAGGTTCTTTTATTATTGATGCTTTTGATAGAGGTAACTCTAGAGAAACTGTAGCAGATGATGCTAAAATTTTTAATTTACCTGCTGATAAAGAAAATGGACGATTTACTACTCTAGCTGCTTACGCTCAACGTTTATTTTATGCAGGTGTAAAATCAGATATAACTGAACCTGATTCAAGATCTCCTAATTATAATAACTACATATTTTTTACACGAGTAGTTAAATCTCCTGAAGACTTTGAAAAGTGTTATCAAGAAGCAGATCCTACAGATCCAGGTATTAATGATTTAGTAGCATCAGATGGTGGTACTATACAAATACCAGAAGTAAGTCGTATTGTTAAAATTGTAGCGGCTCAATCATCATTACTAGTTTTTTGTCAGAATGGTGTATGGGAAGTTTATGGTGATACTGGTGGATTTTATGCTAATCAATTTAATATCTCTAAAGTATCTACTAATGGTGTATTAGATCAAAACTCTATTGTACAAGTTGGGGGTAACTTTATATACTGGTCTAACTCAGGTATTTATTCTCTTGTTACAGATAATGCTTCAGGTCGTTTTGCTCCTGATAACCTTTCATTAAAAACTATACAGAAATTTTATTTAGATATTCCTTATTTAGGTAAAAAACATTGTAAAGGTTTTTATGATGAAAAAGAAAACAGAGTTCGTTGGATGTATAATGACTCTGAATCTTATTCAGAAACAAACTATGTAAA